TACAAGCACAAATGAGAAAGTCTTTTGATTCATCATCAGCAACTACATTTACAGCAAGTGTAGTTACAGGTTCAAGTGGCATTTACAAATTAGTATTATCAGAAACAACAACTGCCTCAATAGAAGCAGGTAGATATGTTTATGATGTAGAATTAACATTATCAGATTCAACTGTTGAAAAGGTTCATTATGGCGTTGTTACTGTACATCCAGAGGTAACAAAGATATAATGAATGAACTACAAGAGTTTTTCCAATCTGTTGCAATAGAAAAAAAGAAAGTGGCTGAAGAACAGGCACGAATACAAGCAAGAGAAGAAAGATTAAAACCACAAGTTAAAGTAAAATTAACTGACTTATCAGAGTTTTTTGGTACTATGGCAAGTGCTAAAAGAAATCTTAGACCTAAAACTTTACAAGACGCTGTAACTCCACCTAAACCTGAAGAACAAAAAATGCATTTAGAATTAGAGAGTTTCTTTGATAGACTTTCTAGTTTTGAAAATGCATTAGAAGAACAAATTGCAAAACCTAAAGTAGAACAAGTAGAAGAAGTACAAGAAGAAAAATCAAGTACTCAATTACTTGCAGACGCTATGAGTAAATATACTAAAGGGGCACCAGAAACTATTACTGAAGAACCATCTGAGTTAGATAAAATTAAAGAAGAATTTAGACACTTTAAAGAAACAGTTATTGCACAGATGGCCTCTATCGGTGGCGGTGGTGAAGTTAATCTATTAAAACTAGATGATGTAGATACTGGCGCTATAGGTAACGGTAAAGTATTATCATATAATGCTTCAACAGGTAAGTTAGTATTTACAACATCAAGTGGTGGTGCTTCTAACTTACAAGATTTATCAGATGTAGATACAACCAACTTGACAGATGATTCTATTATGCAATATAATTCATCTACAGGAAAATTTGAATTTACAAATGAACTAGATGGAGGTTCTGTATAATGCCTGTTGCAATTAAAATAAAAAGATTTACTACATTAGGTGATGTGCCTAATACTTCTGAATTAGTAGATGGTGAAATTGCAGTTAATATTGCAGATAAAAAAATCTATGTAAGAGATGGTTCATCAATTGTTACAATAAGTGGTGCAGATTTTAGCGCTGTAGGTGAAGATATATTACCTGATGGAGACGGAACAAGAAATTTAGGTAGTGCAACTAAAAGGTGGGCAGAATTATTTTTAACAGGTCAAACAATTAATTTGGGTGGTGCAACTATTGATTCAGACGGAACTGGTACTGTATCAGTATCAGCAACAGGTGTAACATTGCCTAGAGAATCTAAAGATGAAGATGGTAATAAACTTTCTATACAAGGCTCAGGCTCAACAGGTCAAGCAATTAGAAAAGTACCATTTTTTACAGCGTCTGGAGGTTTATCAACACCTAATAAAAGATTTGAATTTAATGCTACAATTGAAACTAGAACGGCATTTGGAGACGCTAATCATACATTTACTAAGTCAAACGGCTCTAGTGGATTAGCAAGTGCAGATATAACTCTATTTCAATTTTAGATAAATAGTAGACAAGAGAGAGGAAAGAGATGTCAGCTAAAACACCGATACGAGGCGTATTTGATAGTGGCACAGCCACAGGACTTGCCGAGTTTCAATCAGGCGAATTTATAGCACTTAGCCATGGTGGGTTAGGTGCCTCTTTATCTATTGGTTCAGCAGGACAAGTCTTAAAAGTAAATTCTGGTGCTTCAGCATTAGAGTTTGGTAATGTTGAGGCGATTGTAAATATAGATGGTGCAACTGATTTAGAAAGTGCTACACTAGCTGTAGGTGATAAAATATTAGTATCAGATGGTGGCACAGAAGGTAGAGCATTATTATCACAAGTAGATACTTTATTTTCAGGCACAACAAAAACACTTACAAATAAAACAATAAGTGGTAGTTCAAATACTTTATCGAATATTGGTAATAGCTCATTAACTAATTCAAGTGTAAACTTCGGTGGAGTTACAGTATCGCTTGGTGCTTCTGATACAACACCTGCTTTTGATTTATCAGACGCTACTAATTATCCAACATCTTCATTAACAGGTACCATTACAAATGCTCAATTAGCAGGTTCTATTGCAAACGATAAATTAGCAGGTTCAATTGCAAATTCTAAATTAGCAAACAGTTCTATTACTGTAACAGACGGCAGTACTTCAACTGCTACAGCGTTAGGTGGTACAATAACATTCTCTGGTACTGCTAATGAGGTAGAGGTTGCAGAAAGTTCAGGAACAATTACAGTAGGTTTACCAGACAATGTTACTATCGCAGGTAACTTGACTGTAAGTGGAACCACGACAACGATAGACACTACAAACACAACTATTGCAGATAGTTTATTAGAATTAAATTCAGGCGCTACATCAAACTCAAATGATTCAGGTATCATTATTGAAAGAGGTTCAACTGGCGATAATGCAATAATTATGTGGGATGAATCAGCTGATAGATTTGTGGCTGGTACAACTACAGCAACAGCAGATTCTACTGGTAATATATCACATACAAAAGCAGATTTTCATGCTGCTACTATTAGAGGTTCAGCTGGTGATTTTATAAGTACAGGCATATCTTCTGTAATGACGGTCACAGGAACAGATGATGGTGCTGGCGAAGGACCTGATATTGTAATTAAAAGAAACTCTGCTAGTCCAGCAGATGATGATATATTAGGTGCGTTAGTATTTAAAGGTGAAAATGACGCTGACCAGGCAGTTACTTATGGTAAAGTAAGAGCAAAAGCTTTAGATGTATCAGATGGCACAGAAGACGGACAATTACAATTTAGTACAATCGTTAATGGTACAATCAGTACTGTTGCAACATTAGATTCTACATCTTTATATTTAAATACAGGCACAGATATTACTTTTGAAGGTGATGGTGCAGACGCTCACGAATTAACATTAACTGTTGCAGATGGCATAGACGCTGACAGAACAGTTACTTTACCAAATGCGACTGGTACTGTTGCGTTGGAAGGAACAGTTACATCTGGTTCAACAAGTATTACAACAAATATAGGTGCTAGAACTTTTGAGACTGAAAGTTTAGATACACCTGTTGGTTTTATTACTGTTGCAATAGGGGGAACTAACTATAAAGTGCCTTATTATAGTGCATAAATAGTATAGAGGAATTAAGATATGGCAAACCCAAACACAAGAGAATCACTAAAACAATACTGTTTAAGAGCATTAGGTAAACCGGTAATTGAGATAAATGTTGATGATGACCAACTAGAAGATAGACTAGATGAGAGTTTACAATATTTTGCACAATATCATACAGATGGTATTCGTAGAACTTATTTAAAATACAAACTTACTTCAGATGATAAATCTAGACTACAAAACAAAACTAGAAGTAATGAAACATCAACAGATTTAGAAGAATCAGATGTTACTACACAACACTTTGAACAAGACAATTATCTTGTTATACCTGATAGTGTTATTTCAGTTACAAACATATTTCCTTTTTCAGATAAAGGTAATCTAAACTTATTTGATGTTAGATATCAATTAAGATTAAATGACTTATATGACTTTTCTTCTACATCAGTAATTAACTATGATGTAGTATTAAGACACTTAGATTTCTTAGACCATATTTTAGTAGGTGAAAAACCTCTTAGATACAATCAATTAGATAATAGATTATATATTGATATGGATTGGACAAATGATTTAGATGTTGATGAGTATTTAATTATAGACTGTTATCGTAAATTAGACCCTGCTACATTTACAGATGTATTTAATGACATATGGGTCAAAAGATATACAACACAAAAATTCAAATTACAATGGGGTCAAAACTTAGCGAAGTTTGCTGGTGTTACTATGATAGGTGGTGTATCACTTAATGGTAATGAAATAATGCAACAAGCAGAAGCTGAGATACTGAAACTAGAACAAGAAGTCAGAAGTAATTACGAGGAACCACCTCATTTGATACTAGGATAACGCCATGCCAACAAATCATTATTTTCAAGGTGGCAACGGCATAGGTTCATCAGAAGAAAAGAAACTTTTTGAAAACTTAATTATTGAAGGTTTAAAAATCTATGGACATGATGTCTATTACCTACCTAGAACTTTAGTCAATAAAGACCTTATACTTGGCGAAGATGTTGCAAGTAAATTTAATGCAGCCTATCTTTGTGAAATGTATATGGATACAACTGAAGGATTTGCTGGCGAACAAGAATTAGTAAGTAAGTTTGGTCTAGAGATTAGAGAAGATACTACATTTACTGTATCTAAAAGAAGGTGGGAAGATTTAGTCGGAGACCCTGCTACACAAATAGTATCTGATAGACCAAACGAAGGCGATATCATTTATATGCCGTTAATGAATAGTTTCTTTGAGATTCTATTTATTGAAGACCAAGAGCCTTTCTTTCAATTAGGTAACTTACCTGTTTACAAACTAAGAGTAACTAGATTCGAGTATTCATCTGAAAGACTTGATACAGGAGTATCAGATATTGATAGTGCAGAAGATAAATTCTCACTTGATATGTTGGCACATCAAATGACTTTAGAGGCAGAAGAAGGTTCTCTATTACTTGAAAATGATAGAGCAAGTGGTGACCCTAATTACTTCTTACTTGAAACTTATGCAATACAAACACAATCGCCTTATGCAAATAACATTGATATGGATAATGAGGCAGGTTTTGATACAGCAAGTATAGCTGATGATATATTAGACTTTACAGAAAGAAACCCTTTTGGAGAAATTGACTTCTAATGTTTGGAGATTATTTTTACAATCAGACAATGAGAAGAATGACTATTGCATTTGGTCAAATCTTTAACAATATACAAATTAAAAGAAAAGATTCAAATGGCAATGTTGTTCAGTCTATTCGTGTGCCATTAGCATATGCACCTAAAGAAAAGTTTCTTACAAGATTAGACCAACAACCTAATTTAAATGATAGACAATTTGCAGTTACTTTGCCTAGATTATCTTTTGAGATAACAGGTCTATCATATGATGGTGAAAGAAAACTTACAAGAGTACAAAAATATAAAACTGTAAAATCAAATGTAGATGGCAAGGTAATGAATTTTAACTATACACCTGTTCCATATAATTTAAATTTTTCTTTATATTCATTTACAGCAAGTGCAGAGGCAGGACTTCAAATAGTAGAACAAATACTACCATTTTTTCAACCAGATTATACAGTTACTATAAACGCAGTACCAGAACTAGACATTAAAAGAGATGTTCCTATTATTTTAAATAGTGTGCAATATCAAGATACTTATGATGGCGGATATACAACAAGAAGAGCAGTTATTTATACTTTAAACTTTACTGCCAAAACATATCTATTTGGTCCTGATAGTACAAACAAAACAATTAAAGAAGTTAAGATTGATTTATATGATGATACAGATACAACAAATAAGGCAAGAGTAGAAAGAGTTACAACAACACCTAATCCTACAAGTGCAGACGCCAATGATGATTTTGGATTTACAACAGATATAGAATTTTTTGAAGATTCTAAAAAATATGACCCAGAGACAGATACGGATGTATAAATAGTATGGAGGTACTAAAGAAATGACAAAAGCAAGAGACAGAGCAAGTGCTGATTTTAATGGTGAAGAAATCATCATTGATTCTGACGCTGATACCAGTATTACTGCTGACACAGATGACCAAATAGATATTAGAATAGGTGGCGCAGATGAATATGAATTAACAGCTTCAACACTTGACGCTAAAGGAAATGACATTTATTCACTACAAGGAAAAATTGGTTCCGACGCTGGTGATTATCTTCTTTACACAACAGATACTCAATTAGATGTTTATGTAAATGGTAGTAATGAATTTAGATTTGAGGCAGACGGAGATTTTCATGCTGACGGTAATGTTATAGCATATTCAACAACTGTTGCTTCAGATATTGCATTAAAATCTGATATT